TGCTTTTTAACTATAAGCCTATAAAACTCCCTAGATAATGGGAGAATAGAGTAGGTGAGTCGTTAATTTTTGTTTGGTTTTTCAGGACTTTCATTCTGTTTAGCCATAAAATACTCACCTAATTAAATAGGGTGTAAAATAAGAAATAGAGTCACAACACGGTGACGATAATAAAAACGCGTGGCCACGCACGTGTACTACGTGGTTATTGTTCCTTAGCAAACAAACTCTTTATGGAAAAGGGCTTGGCTTTCTTGGAACTCGAACTTGGAAGTTCGACGATACCGCGATCGATATCAAAAGAAAGTTTTGGAGGTTGCTGCATAACTGGAGCGGCAGTAGTCTCTTCATCGTCGGAAGCGGAGCTTTCGGGGACAATGAGAAACTTGGGTGGTTGTTGGAGTGAGGCGAGCTGGAAGTCGTCACCCAATGAGCCAAAAACGTTGGAAGCGCCGAATGGTATGACTTCACTTGCGTTGAACAAAGTGTAATCAAGGGGGTCGTCTTCTGCGGTTTCGACATCAAAAGGGAGACCGACAACGTCTTCCGTCCACGGGATGTTCACACAAATATCGGCAGCGCCATTGGAGTCGGCGACGACGTAATTCGTGGGGTAAGAGAGGAGAGCGTGAGAGCCCATCCATTCAGATTCTCCGTAGGGGAAAGCGGCGCCTGTGTCTGTGTAATTTAGACCAATAATAACAGGATTTTCTTGACAAAACCTGTAGTTAGTTGATCCTCGGTAGAACTGAAAGCACCTGATGAGTTGACTGATGTTGGACAACGCCATAGAGTAATATGGGTTTGTGGGCCAGTCAACGACAGTTGTTTTGTCAAGTCGTACTTCTTTTTTGCAAAGTTCGAGGATTGAGGTTTCAGTTTCACTTCGGACGAGGCCGTATTCACGGGCAACCAGTGCGGGGTGGATCGAAGGGAAATCGTCAGAGAAGAGTGATTTCATCGACTGTTTGGACGGAGGAACAGGGACTTCACACATTGCGGGGCGCAAGCGGAAGCCAATGAAGTCCTTAAAGTCGATGTCACCTGCTCCAGCGAAGTAAATGTTGCATGTGACTTCGGAACTACCTACCCCATCAGTAGTTCGAGGAGGATTGATAACGGAGAGCTCGAGGGAATCGAGTTCGGCATCAGCGGCCAGAGGGGTTTGGGAAGGAGGACGGAAGCCAATAACTTTCGACCACGGCTTGAGAGAGATGTAAGGGAGTAAACGTTTGTAGACTGTATACCCACGAATATCTGCCACTGTTGAAACGTGGCTTTTCTCTTCCACATCAGCAGAAACTTCGTTGTAGGAGTTGTGCGTGATGCGGACTGAAGCTGTGGTGAACTGTGTGGTTACGAACTCCAACACAATTTTGAAGGAACCCCTCCAGCGCATGAAGAACTGGGAGAAATAAGCACAGTGGCCTGGATAATAATTTCCAGGACCAGGGGCAGTTTCTCCATAACAGAGGGTCGGCGTGAGAGGAATGACTTGGAGGACATAACCTTGGACGCTGGTGGAGTCGAAAGTGAACTTTCCGATAAATGCGCCTTTTTGGGCTAAGGTGCGGATGTCCCAGTCAGACCGGAATCCACAGGAAGTTGTGGCAGCCAAGATTGAATCTTGGTGCGTGCCAAACCTCTCGTGAATCGTGAGGCCTGAGCCTTGGGCCATCCCCCTTCTTTGTCCTCGAGTGACGAAGGTGGGAGCTGCAACACTGTTGGGCTTGGAGAGACCAATCGCACGAAAAACGGGGGAGAGCTTGCCTGCGAGGGCAGCAAAGGGAGCGATTTCGGCGAGAGGTGTAACTGCAAGTACGGGGGCGAGGGAACCGACGGTGGAGAGAATGGTGGAAATGATTCCAGACCTGGACTTCTCTTCGCCTTCTTTGGCAGGAGTGGAGCCTTTCGAAGATTGTTTCGTTGGGGGAGTAAGATCATTGATCCTCTTGAGGTGGCCTTTTGCTTTGCGATTGCGGATGCGATCGACGAGCCTGGAGATGAGTGACATAGGAGCGTCAGTCTCACCAAGGGCTGCGAGTTTCGTATCCTCAAATGAGGCATAAACAGAGACCTGAACGGGAGAGGGATCAGCGGCATTACCGGCTTGCTTGAGGGGAGTCATCACATAGAAAAACAGGGTACCGATTGTGAAATCGGAACCAATGTAATCAAAGGTAGTGAGAGGGACTCGGCTCAGAAGCATTTCGAAACTTTCGATAGCTCCGGGAACTAATGCTTGGTTGTCCTCGTGGGAGAACGAGCGGAGGGATCCGCCAAAGTTGTTGTAACCGGCACCGGCTTGGGCCACTCTAGGAATAAAGTGGGCAACAAGTTTTCCTGAGAGGAAAGGGGTACCAGTCATCTTGACTTTGAGGCGGACGTTGGAGGCCTGCATTCGAACTTCGGATAGTTTTGCAACTACATTGGGCTTTAAGAACAGAGCTTTGGGAAACTCGATGTTCAAAATGTTGGAACCCATAATATGTGCAGAGGTCCATTCGAAGGAGTCGATGAGGTATTCGTATTCCACGGGGGCAGGGACGGGGACATTATATCCAGCGTCCGCGGAGGCGAAGGGATTTGGTGTCGTGTGCGGAGGAGCAACTTCGACAGGGACAATGTCTGCATGCTGCGTGATCGCAGTTGAGGATAGTTCAGACAGGGATTCGTTGATTGTTGGGGTATGATCGGTTTCGGATGCTATTGAATCTGATAGCGTGGGGTAGGCCAGCGAGCCATCCCACGAGCAAACTTCATTTTGGCAGTTGGTATTCCAGACTGCTATTAAAGTCACATAATCTAGCGTTACACTCAAGAGAAATTTTTGGTTTCTGAAGTTGGGGAACTTGAGCGCAGGATCTAGCAATGTATGACTGTGGTTTTCTAACTGAAAACGCCAAGAGGGTTTGATGGGTTGTCCTTCCCAGAGGTTGAGGTACGTCTCAACTACGGGTGTTAATGTGTTTTCCTTCACATATGCGCTAGGACCAGCGCAGGGACTCGACGTAAGCGGAAACGTCACTCGAGAAGGGCGTTGTGCCACGAAACATTGTTCGATAATGTTGGTAGCTGTGGGCCCTCCAGGGAAGGTTAGCAAGGACTGCTGCCTTCTTGAGATCAGCTTCGAGCTCATCGAATTTGGCCCTGGGGTGGTGCGCAGCCTCCATAAGAGCGGAGGCAATGTTGTGCGAAGATATTTTGGGGTTTTCTGAAGGATCAGTAACCCACAAGCACATGTCAGTGATGACGTTCCATTCAAGGGGGGCATAAACGAAACCGCCATCATAGACGAACTTCCTTTTGATCAAGGAAGCATCTTCTTTCAAGACTTCAGTTTTGAGGGTGGTGTCAGTCTTGTTAGCACCTGGTGGGGTAAGTTCGATATTGAACAGTTTCTTCCAGAGATAAGTTGCGGAAGCCATGTTGAAAAATGGGAAAACTTCATCAGAGACGAATGACAAGGCGTCATCGCCGTGATAAGCTGCTTCAACATTGGCTTGATATGCGGTAAGCAAATCGGTGGAGGGGAAGTGTGCTTCAATCGCTGCGACAGCGAATACGACCTTCCATCTTATTTCGTTAATAAGGCAATTGAGGAGTGTGGTCCAGAAATTGCCGCTCTTGACTTGTTGAGGAGTAAAGTACAAGGTGTTAACGACCAAGACGAATGATTGCATTGCGCCGAAGCCAGCCTTTCGGAGGTGTTTATACAGGGAGGGTCCTGAAATAACGCCGGAACGGTTGTTGATGTGAAGGTTTTGAAGGTATCGGATAATCTGTTCAATGACAAACTCTGGGAGGACGAACTCTTGCGAGTTGTCCCAGCGCTTAGCGTCGGTCTCAAGGCCATGTCGATGGCGGGAGAGTCGGCGGAAGAGCATACCCCATTCTTGTGAATGTGGGTTCATACCAATGGTCCATTGGTGTGAAGGTTGGGAAGCGAAGGCTGCGAGGAGATCGTAGTACAGCATTTGGCCGTAGACTTGGAAATCAACTGGACCGCAGAATATGCTTCTTGTCATTGCATCCATGGTTTTCTGGACGGGTAAACGTTCGACCTTGAGAGATAGGGTATAAATAGGGTGGTATTGGCCACCTTCTTTCTCATTCTCTGCAAGGATGAAGTTCAAGCGTTCGGTGAACTTAGGATGAATTTCGTCCTTTTTGTTTCCGAAGATCATTTTGCGTGTCTTCAGTTCCGGTAGGATTGTGAATGGATAACCGGGCGATGTATTTTTCCTTATAGGCTCCACATCGAGGGAGGGATGACCATAAATGATTTCTTCAGGAGGATAGAAGGTATATGTCTTTGACTTGGGAACAGGCCAAAACATATGGAGATTATCAAAAATGGTTAGAAACTGCTGAGGAAAACAGGGTGCGATGTAGCGGAGCTTTACTGCGATGTTGTCGAGGGGAGACAACTGCGTATTCGAAGTAAATTCTCCGTCGTACACAACGCCCTTTTTCTTCCAAGCAGAATCTACTTGATAAGGGATGATTGGTTTTATAGATGAGGGAAGGGTCTTAGTCTTCCACCCCATCTCGTAAAGGTAAGGCGAAAGAACGCTAGGGGAAATGGCGTTCTTGTTGGGGAGGGAATTGCCTTGCTTTACTGTTGCTACGGAAACGTAGTTGGGAGCAATTGACACAGGTTCGTAGCCTGTTGCGACAATGTCCGGGAGGTCATGCATGCCTGGTTCGTCTTTAACGAAAGGGGCAAGGAGAGACTGAATGGCAGGGGCGCCAAAAGCGGTCTTTGCATTTCCACCCGAATGAATCCCAGCTAGTGAGTGATTGAGTTTGGGATTGGTTGTAAACCAAATCCCGCCAGAGTCACCTGAAATTGTACCACCAAGGGTGGAGGTCCAAAACAGGTAAGAAGGGTCTTCGGGATGTGTACGCCAGTACGGGTTAAAGTAATCGAGCGTTATCATTCCGAGATCCTTGATGGTGAGGTCACCATTAGGGAGGCGGGAAAAGAGTTGACAGTCAGAGATTTGGTTGGATTGGGCGATGTCGGCATCGGTGAGGATGTGAGGGAGCAGGGAGACGTGTTGGGGGCACTTCTTCGGGAATTTGAGAGCAGTTAGCTCACAACCTTCGATGGGACTTTGGAGGATTTCGTTAGCCATGAATAGGGATTCATGTTCTTGTCCTCCAACTTTCTTCAGGATTTTAACCTGGCCACCATCTCTGCGATTTTCTGTGATTACGGTTGCGATGTGTTTCGACGTGACTGCGGTGCGTCCACTTATGAAGAGGAGCTGGCCGTTGTACGAGTTCGTACCGTTAATGTTGGATGTTGAGAGATAGTATAGGTTCTTGGTGAAGAGAATGAGCTTGGGGATGTCGGTTGATGAGAACTGGTGACGGGGGAGGTCTGGTAATGAGACGGCCTCACCCTGCCACTTAGGGTCATGGACTTGCGACTTCTTGATTAGAGCGTCGATCTTGCGATCGTGAGCTTCAGCTGCACGTTCTTCTTTTTCTTGAGCTTTAATCATAGCTTTGTCTTCACGATTGTCTTCGTGTCTTGATTGTGGTTGAGGTTTTTCGGGACGAGTGAAAGCATAAATGGCGGCTGCGCCGGCTGCGAAAGCAGTGACGACTGAGATAGCGCCAAATATGTATTTCCACTTGTGGTTCTTGATGTGTTCGGTGACTGAAGAGATGGCGTAGGAAACGACGTCTTTCCAGGTTGTGGCGATGCCTTTAAGAATGGTCTTTGCGATGAGGGGAGTAAATTTGATGATTTTAATAAACTCGTCCCAAGTCGCAATGGTCCAAACTTTAAGAGCAACGAAGGATTGAGTGACAGAGGACGCTAATTGTGCAAGCGCGTCATGTGCCACTTTGGCATATTCTGTCCACGTTTCGAAGAGGTACACTCGGCGTTCCTTCAGTCTTTGTTCTACTGAAGGAATGTCGAGATACTCTAAGATTCGTGACCAGAGATCTCTATCGACTTCGGGGCGAAGCAAATAGGTTTCTTCGGATGTTGCGGTTTCGAACTCAGTGACGAGCTCGCCGAAGATGATTTTTGGAGAGGATTTGGAGCCTCCGCCACCTTGTTTAAGAGGTTTGGCAGAGACTTTGTTCTTGCGTTGGGGACATTGCCAGTCCCAGTGAAGGTGATCACAATATTTGCAAGGGCGAGATGGGATTTTCTTCTTATCTTCGGGAACGAAAGGTGCGGCGTGTGTTTGGAGGGGCATGGCTGCGCCAACGTTCCTGGAGTAAATGAGAGCTTCTTGTGATTGTTTATTGAGAGTGGAAGCGAGGTCTTTGATGTCGACCTGAGGAACGAGGGCTGGGATGACTGAGAGGGATTCGAGGTTTTCGAACGCGTACTCGACGGCTAAGGATACAAATTCGGACGCGGTGATATCGCGAACGTAGTTTCCAAAGCCATCGTGAAGGCGTAGGACCCAATACTTGACGTAATTGGGATCGCTGGGTTTCAGACCAGCATATTTCAGGTCATTGTGCATTTCGATAAGCATCTTTCGACGCCTATAAAAGGCCATAGGATCAGTGATGTTGAGGTTGTTAGGGAGCAATGCGCCGTTTCGTGTAGTGAACAGAAACTTTGCACGACAAAAGTGGTTAGCTTTGTCGGCGACGGCTGACATGTGTAGTTGATAGGGAGCGGAATTTACGATCTGTATGATTTCCATCGTTTGTTGAAAACGACGTTCAGGATCGAGGGACTGCAGAATGTCGTCTGCCGTCCAATACGGTTGTTCATTTTCACCGTCAAAGTAGTCGTTTTCGATCTTGCGATCGTAGACGAGACCAGTTGTGAAATTGTCTGGAATGCCTGGATATTTTCGAGCGACCAGGGCTGCGTGGATTGAAGGGAGCATATGTGCTACGAAGGTGCTTTTGCCGGTTGAGGGATGGCCGCACAGTTCCGTGTAAACGGTGACTGGACGGCTTGAGCCGGTTGAGCGTGCATCGTAGCAGTATATTTTCCACGTATTGAGTGTAGCTTGACGGGAGAGGAATATTGCGTTCATGCGTTCGGGGGCGGACTTGAAAAAGTCGTCCCTCAACGCAGAGTATTTTTGGATGATTTCTTCGACTTGATGTCGGAACTCGACTGATGAGATAATTAGGCCTTTAAAGCCAGGTGTATCTTCAATGTCGGTAATTTCTTTGAATAATGGAGTTAATTTGTCGTGATAGATCTTGTCTCGGGCGGTGATGTAGGGTTTACCTGTCACGCCTTCGTAGACTGTTGCGACGATCGTTGTAATGAGAGGGACGAAGACGTCGAATAATGTTTTGCCATCGCGAACGGTTGTTGCGATGTTGTGGAATGTTGTTCGGGCGTCTTTAACTGTGAGTTTTGCGGTTTCTTCAACGATTGTTGCGGCGGATTCGGCGATCGAATTGACGCCTTCGGACAAGATGAGGAATGCTTTATCAGCAATTTCTCCGAGTCCTTGTTTTTCAGGAGGATCTTCGACTTCTTCGACTTTTGGGCCGGAGGGATTTTGCGCTTGGAGGCGCTGGAATCTTTGATATGTAGTTTCTTGAGGTTTAGAATTTTCGTCGTCAAAACTGAGATCATCATCTGACTCGGAATCGACAAAGAACGCCGCAGCTACTTTCGTAGGTTTGGGGGCGGATGAGGTTTGAGAGGAGATGTTAGGTTCAGAATCAGCGCGAAGGGTTAGCTCTGCGATGATTTGTTTAGACCATTTGTCAAATTTTCGGAATTGATTTAGCGCGTTTATGTGGACGAGGTTTGAGACTTTATCGTTTGAGGATAGTTTGAGGAAGTGAGCGGAACGTTCCTCGTATTCTTTGAGTGTTTCATCGAGAAATCCTGTGCTGACGTGTTTAACGTCAAAGGGAAGGACTGCATCATGAATTTCATTTTGGGCGGCTTTGAAAGCGTCGGATGCTGTGAGATTTGTGGATAAAACGTTCTTTTGAGTCTGCATCTTTTCGGCGAGATTAATGATGTTGTTTACACATTCGAATGAAGAGAGAGCTGCGCCAATTGTGTAGGAAATGGCGGCTATGGACAGGTTTATGACTGCTATCCACTTAAGAATTTTGAGGATTGTTGATTGTGGACGTGTTGTGAGCAGCCACCAGAGGAGTGAGATTACAGCCGCATCGATGATGATGATTATGATGGGCGTGAGAATCTTAGACTTCTGGAGGAATGTGACGATGGATGAGAGGAAATTGGAAACGTGTGAGGAAATGTCATCTCCTTGTTTTGAAGGAGGGATGGAATCGAGGAATGCTTGACACGTTAAGTAACGGTCAAGCTCTTCTTGTGGAGTTTGTTCAGGAGGAAGGGATTCGGATATGCCTTGTAGATGGGCAATGACTTCTGGGATGTTTTTGATGTCTGAGGAGATGATTTCTTGGAGGCGATTATAGGTCGCCATGCGGCGAGCGTCGCGTGTTGAGAACGAGGGCATGAATTCATCGACCTGGGAGAGATCGAAATCGCGAGGAGGTTGAGGGGCGACTTTCTTTGAGCTGTTGACGTGGTTTTTAAGCCACTTGTCATGAGCTTTCTTGACATGAGCTTTAATGGTAGCAAACGTGGGATCACGAATGGCCATGCGACAGAGGGTCGCGCGGTTAAGCTGGAGTTGTTTGTGGTAGAAAGGGACGCGGCGGCGATCTTCAAACCTGACTACATTATTAATGCAAGTAGTGCAAATAGCAATGGCGTGACCAAAGTTGCAGAAATAACATACACTCTGAGAGCAGTGTTGTATCTTGCCAACTGGAGTTGTACTTGGAGCGGTTGCAAATTTAGTGTGTTGAATATCGCTTGGCGCGCAGAACTGGAGCGGTGGCGAAGTGATATTGTCGTGAGTACAAGGAAGGATATGCACTCCCGAACGGCAATGTTTGCAGTCCAGATGAGGGGGTCTAGAGGCCAAGGTGGGAGAGGACCGTTGAGGTAGCGGAGCGCTAGGAAGTGTTGTGTTGTTTGAACTTCCAGGAGGGATGATTGGACTTGGCGGAGGGCTTTGATCGCTAGGAGATGTAAGTGTGGGTCTCCTAGGAGCACAAGCGACAAGATCAGCGTGAAGCTTGAATAGGCGAGCATAGGTAACGGAATGAGCCTTAATATCACGGGCAAGATCATTGCGCTTGCTAGTGGAATATTTGGAAAGGGATGGATGTTTGAGGAGGTGTTCAGCCATACGCGATAGCAGGTTGCGAGGAACTTTGGAACGAGCTGAAGGATGAGCATCGAGCGGAACGCTCGCGAACTTATTAAAGAGTTCAGGAAGTGTCGGAGCATAGGGAATGTTGGACATGGTGTTGTTGAGAGGAACGAAATGAAAGAGAGAGCGAATCAGGAGCTAGAAAGCTTTTTAAAGATTGCTTTCGTTAAGAGCGTACTCTTGCGGAATAGCGAGCGACAGGCTTGACGAATCAGGCGGTGGCTATGTTCTTTCTTCAATAGTGTGTCTCGTGGTCGAGTACTCACAAAATTGGTATGAGGCAATCAATGTATTTCTTACGAATAAGAAATATAAAGCTTGGTGTTGGAGGACTACCAAGGTCGATAATGAATCGGCGTTTCAAATAAATCAAATCGCGAGCGAAGTGATATATAAGCCAACGTATTAATA